GACATGGCGCGAATTTATGCCAACACGACCGACAACGTGGCCGCCGACGCCCTAGTCGCTGGGACAACCGAGGAGCAAGCGTTCGGCGCCGCCGTTGGTACATCGCCAACACTTTGGGCCGCATTCGTCGCGAATTGCGCGTCCACAATTCTTAGCGGATCAAATGGGAACCTCCCGGACACGCTATTCGTATCGCCGAATATGTGGAAAAACCTTATGCTCCTTGTCGATACAACGGGGCGTCCGCTATTCAGTCAGTACGGCCCGATGAACGCGATGGGCAACGTAGCGCCACAAAATTATGGGGGCGTAGCATTCGGTTTGAATGTTGTCGTTGATCGTAACTTTGCTACCGATACCGTGATCGTTGGACAAGCTGGCGGCGGCGATGGTGGTTTCGAAATCTTCGAGCAAGTCAAGGGCGCCCTATCGATAGAGGTGCCATCTACGAGGTCGAGGACCATAAGTTGGATGGGATATTTCGCGACGCTAATGATCGACCCATCGAAATTCGTTAAAGCGACCTTCGCCTAATCCGGGGGTCTCATGGCCGTCTATACGGTTAGACAAAAATATCTAGTCGATAATTACGCGGTACTTAATTTACTGACATCGCCCGAAATTGAAATCGGATTGCCGATCGACGTCGCCGACGTGGACGCGACATTCGACGGAACGTTCGTCGTTATTGCGTTGCCGCCATACCTATTCGTAGGTGTCTCCGACGAAGGCGATCTCCTCTATAACCCAGCGCTCCCGATCGCAAACCAAGTTCTCTACGCAAAAACGGCGGCAAACGTCGATCGAGTCGCGGCCTCCGGGACCGTCACCTATGCGCCCGTCGCGACGTGGGTCGATTCCGCCGACGTTTTGACATGGCTCGGAATATCGTCTGCCACGCAAGAGGACGAGGATTTCACGACGACATGCGCCGAGGCCGCCTCACAATTCGCCTATCGCAGACGCTACGAGGCGGGCTATACCGATTCATTGACAACGGTCCCATCGCAAGACGTATTTTTGGGGTGTCAAATGCTCGGCGGCGCTTACTACCGCCAGCGCGGATCGGTCGATTCCTACGCCTCATTTCAAGACATGGGATCGCCCCCGGTCCCGGGTCTAAATGGGATGATTAAACAATTGCTAGGAATCGGCCGTCCGGCGGTCGCATAATGGCCGTAACCGTTTACACCGATCTATTTAATACCGCGCTAACGGACCTTACCGAAAAACTCCAAGAGATCACCGGGCTAACCGTCACGAACGACCCCAGAAATTTGAACCCTCCGACCTGCCTCATTTCGGCGCCGTCATTCGAGGCCTTCAATAATCGGATCGTCAAACTCGTTTTCAACGTCCAAGTAATGACGCTCGGCGCTGGGAACCTCGACGCGGAACGATCCTTGCTCTCAATGTGCGCCAAACTTTTGGCTAAAAACGTTGCCGTAACTAGCGGCCGCCCTACCTCCCTAGACATTGGCGGGACGTCTCTCCCAGCGTACGAACTGATTATCGCCGTCGAATCCGCAACGCCGATTTCATGAATCCACGAAACCAATCGCCAAAGGTGCTAAAACTTAAACCAACGAAGGAGCAAAAATGACCGCATACCTATCAAACCCCGTAGTAACGATTGCGACCGTAGATCTCACAGGGTGGGCGACGGCCGCCTCCGTGAATGTCATTCGTGAGGGCCTCGAGGACACCACGTTCGGAATGGACTCCCGATCCAACACCGGAGGCCTCTACGCAAACGAGGCGAGCGTCACTCTATTCATGGATTATTCGGCAAATGCGACCTACGCAACTTTGGCGCCATTGGTTGGCACAAAAGTTACGCTCGTCGTTTCACCATCGGACGCCGCTATCTCGGCCACGAACCCCGGTTTCACTTTGACCGACGCGTACCTCGGAGATTTACCGGTGCTCTCGACGACCCTCGGAGAATTACAGGTCCTCGAATTGTCGTTTACTTTTGGAACATATACCGAGGTAACGTCATAAAATAGCGGCCGTAAACTTTTTGGCCCGATACAAGGAGAACTAATTATGCGGATGAAACTATTTTTTACTTTAACGCCAGACGGCCCGATCCAAGTTTTATGGACGTCCCTTTTTGTTATTGCGACATGGGAGCAAACCGAAAATCGGCGGATGTCAGACGGCCGAGGGATCGGCGCTACCGAGTTGGCTTGCTGGGCGTATCTGATTCTCAAATTACGGGGCGACAAAATGCCCGAAACCTTCATGAAATGGTTGGAGGAAAACCCGGACGTAGACGTCACGATGGAGGATCGAACAGACGTAAACCCTACGGACGCGGCTACCGTCGCCAATTAGCGGAAATGGTAGTCGCGACCGGATGGAGCCCGACTTTTTACGCTAATACATTCGACATGAAAGACCTCCAAACGGTTGTCGATGTAATCACAAAACAAAACAAAAAGATAAAATAAGATGGGCGAACCATTCAAACCAACGATGAGCGGCCTCGCCCGCGTCGAGGTGTACGGCGTCCCCGAAATGCTGGGACTACTAAAAACGGTGAACCCTCAGCTCCGCAAAGCAACGATCGCCCGAATGAAACTCGCCGCCAAACCGTTAATCGCCGACGCCCGAAAACTGATCCCAGATAACCCGCCAATCTCACCGGGAGGACAACCGGGCGGAGGTTGGAAGGTTTCGGGGCGTCTCGGTTACGACGCGAAAACGGTCCGTAAATCGATATCCGTAGTATTCAAGGGGACTCGAATCAGGGACAAAAACGCGGACACGTTCCCGCTATTAAAACTTGTCATGAAAAGCGCCGGCGGATCCGTCTATGACATGGCGGGCCGTACCTCGAGCGGCAAAACCAAATCTGGGGTGGCCCTCATCGCTAAACTACGCAAAGACAAGGGAGGAGCGTCGCGCGTTATGTGGACAACGGTAGAGGCAGGAATCCGCGACGTGGAGCAGGGCGTCAAAGACGCGATCTCCGACATGGAGGACGCGATTAACGCTCGCGCCAACTCGAAAGCGGGGATCTAATGGCGATCGCGGTCCCCATTGTTTCGGAATGGAATCCTCGAGGACTCGATAAGGCTATTGCCGATTTCAAAAAATTGGAGACACGCGGCCAAAAAGCGGCCTTCGCATTAAAAAAAGCGGCCCTCCCAGCCGCCGCCGCGCTGGGCGCTCTCGCCGTAGGAGCAGGTTTCGCCCTAAAAGCAGGAGAGGCGGCCGCGACCGCGAACGCCCGTATCGCCCAGATCAACGAATCGATGGGATTATTTGGCGAGCAAACCGACAACGTAAACAAGAAACTAATCAAGTACGCCGAGACGGTCGCACGTCAAACGGGCGTCGATCAGAACTCGATTAAGGCAACTCAAGCAAAACTATTGACGTTCGGCAAATTAGCGAAATCGGCGGACGTCGTCGGCGGAGCGTTCGATCGGGCAACTAAAGCAGCGATCGACATGGCGGCCGCAGGTTTCGGCGAGGCGTCCGCGAACGCCGTGCAACTTGGTAAAGCATTAGAGGACCCGATCAAGGGAATAGCGGCCCTCGCTAAATCGGGTGTCACGTTCACGGAGCAAGAAAAAGAGAAAATTAAAACTCTCGTCGAATCAGGGAAACTACTCGACGCCCAAAACATTGTTTTGGCCGCTATCGAAAAGCAGGTTGGCGGTACGGCCGAGGCAACGGCGAACGACTCCGACAAAATGAAAGTCGCGTTCTCGCAACTAGCAGAAAAAATAGGGCTCGCGTTACTCCCGGCGCTCTCGGCAGTTACAGCGATCGCCCTAAAATTCTCGGATTGGGCGACAGAAAACAGCAAGATTTTTATTATCGTCGGAGGTGTCATCGGCGGAGTTGCCGCGACGATCCTCGTTCTCAACGCCGCAATGAAGGCTTACGCCGCAATCCAAAAAATCGTAAACGTTGTAACGCTGATATGGAACGCCCTACTAACCGCGAACCCGATCACGCTAGTTATTCTGGCCGTCGTCGCGTTCATTGCCATATTGACGGCCCTCTATTTCAAATTTGACGGGGTCCGAAAAATTGTGGATACCGTATTCGGCGCAATCAAAACGGGAGTCGCGGCGTCCCTCGATTTCTTAGAGGCATATATTCGGGGAGTTCTCGGGGTCTATAAAAGCATTTTTAATACGATCGCGAAACTTTGGAATAATACGATCGGCAAACTCTCATTTCAATTCCCTTCATGGGTCCCGGGCCTCGGCGGTAAAGGATTTAGCGTCCCCAATATTCCTATGCTCGCAGAAGGCGGAATAGTCACCGGGCCGACATTGGCTCTCCTCGGAGAAAAAGGGCCCGAAATGGTGATCCCTCTCAATCGGGCTCGTGGCGCCGGCGGCGGTACTTACAACATCACAATAAACGGGGGCCTCGCCTCGAGCGCCGAAATCGGGGGCGCCGTAATCAACGCGATAAAAGCATTCAACCGAACGAACGGCCCAGCCCAAATACAAGTCGCCGCATAATGGCCGTCCAAATTATTCAGGCGGGATCATACGATCTACTAATGGATACCGGATTCGATTCGGGATCGTTCACACTTGACGACCCCGTTAAAGGGATTTTAGACGGACCTTATCCGTTAGGTCCCGGATCCGATTTCGTTTCAATTATTGACGGATCAACGTCGATCACCGTTTTTAGAGGGCGTCGCGACATCGGCGATCAAGGGATCATCGCCGGGACGATGACATTTAACCTCCTCGACCCGGATAACAAATTCAACCCGTTTTATACGTCGTCGCCATATTACGATCCGACGACCGATCAACCGGGACTAGCCCCTATGCGTCGCGTCATATTGACTAGGGACGGAGAAACCTTATTCTCTGGGCAGGTCGTCAATTATTCTTACTCGTTTAACTTAGGCGAATTGGACGTCGTCACCGTTTCATGCGCCGACGATTTCTATTTGCTCTCCCAAAGTTATTTAACGGAATGGGACGTCACCGAGGAATTATCGTCGGCACGTTTTGCGGCGCTCCTCGACCTCCCAGAGGTTAGTTATCCGGCCTTGACTCGCAACATTTCAACGGGTACGCAAACCCTCGGAGGGTCCGTCGAGTTCACGGTTGCCGACGGAACATCGGTTGCGGCCTATGCGTCACTAATTCAAGCGGCCGAGCAGGGACGAATTTTTGTGGCAAGAAACGGGGATCTAACATTCCAATCAAGGATCGGGGTGACAACGGCCGGGGCGGTCGCCACGTTCAAAGACGACGGGATAAGCGGAGTCCCTTACAACGATCTGGGGATCTCATTCGGTGCCGATGAGGTAGTTAATCGGGCGAGCGTCCAAATTTTGGGCTCTTCGAATACCCAAATATCTGACGACTCCGCCTCCATCGCCCAATATTTTATTCAAACGAAATCGATATCGGGATCTCTTTTAAGCACAGACGACGCCGCGTTGGCCCTCTCCGAATATCTTTTGGTACCTCAACCGATCGCCCGTTACACGAACATAGGGACGACGTTCTCGAGCCTCACAGACGACCAGCGCGACATTGTCGCCGTGATCGATCTGGGGGATACTGTCACCATTGAAAAGGATATTGGGGGCGTTGAATACTCTCAAGAGTTAGCGATCGAAGGGATCGAGCATAGGATCAACGTTTCTACGGGCCATACGGTCACACT